AACAATTAGCCGAAGCTAAAGCAAAGTATGCTGTTAAAATGCGTGAAGACGCAAAGTTAATGCAGAAATTTGTAATGGAATCGCTAAAATCAGAAGTTACTGAGCTACATGAAGATCAAAAAGCAATTGCTGATAAATTTAGTATGCTTGAGAACTTTATAGTTGATGCACTTGCAAAAGAAATTGCAGAGTTCCACGAAGACAAAAAAGATTTAGCTGAAACTAAGGTAAAACTTATAAAAGAAGCTAAAAACAAATTTGCCGAAGTCAAACAAGACTTCATCGCAAAAGGTGCTAACAAAGTATCTACAATCGTTGAAAATACACTTAAAGGTGAGATCAGCGCATTGAAAGAAGATATCGAAGAAGCACGTAAAAACGATTTCGGTCGTAAGATGTTTGAAGCATTTGCATCTGAGTACGCAACAAGTCATCTGAATGAAAATTCAGAAGTTGCAAAACTTATGAATGTAGTTGCAGTTAAAGACAAACAACTAGCTGAAGCAAAAGCATTTGCTACAAAAGCAAAAGTATTAGCTGAGGCTAAGAGTACCGAAGTTAAGCGTATGGCACAAATAGCTGAACGCAAAGACACAATTGATGGTTTATTAAGCCCACTAAACAGAGCTCAAAAAGACATCATGTCAGATTTACTGGAATCAGTACAGACAAACAGACTACAATCTGCTTTTGACAAGTACCTACCATCTGTAATCGATGGTAACTCTCCAGCGAAGCAGAAGGCAGTAATTACAGAAGGCACAGAAATAACAGGCAATAAGAATACAACAACAAACGCTAGTTCACAAGCAGATGATAATGTCGTTGACATTAGACGTCTAGCTGGTTTATAATAAGGAGAAAACTATGTCAGAACTATTAGAAAGTCGCTGGCTGGACACAAAGAATGCACTTCTTGAAGGCCTACAAGGCACAAAGAAATCTGTAATGTCAGCAACACTGGAAAATACACGTAAGTATTTGTCAGAAACAGCCGGAGCAGGCGCAACAAGCGCAGGCAACGTCGCAACTCTTAACAGAGTTATTTTACCCGTTATCAGACGTGTAATGCCAACCGTTATTGCTAACGAATTAGTTGGTGTACAGCCTATGACAGGTCCTGTGGGTCAAATCCACACATTGAGAGTACGTTATGCGGAAGCAATGAACGATACATCAGCAGGTAACACTGATACTACAGCAGGCGAAGAAGCATTAAGCCCATTCAAAATTGCTGAAGCATATTCAGGTAACGCTGCAACTGCAAAAGCTGGTTCTACAGCATCACTAGAAGGTGAAGCAGGTAGAAAAATGTCTATTCAGATCTTAAAACAAACTGTTGAAGCTAAATCACGTAAGCTATCAGCACGTTGGACTTTTGAATCTGCGCAAGACGCTCAGTCAATGCACGGTATCGACGTTGAAGCAGAAATTATGGCTGCTTTAGCACAAGAAATTACTGCAGAAATCGACCAAGAAGTATTAGGTTCACTTAATACACTAGGTGGAACAGCAGTAGAAACATACGACCAATCAGCAGTAAGTGGTACAGCTACTTTCGTTGGTGATGAGCATGCAGCACTTGCAGTTCAAATCAACAGAGCAGCAAACTTAATTGCACAAAGAACACGTAGAGGCGCAGGTAACTGGGCAGTGGTATCACCATTCGCACTAACTATCCTACAGTCTGCTACAACTTCAGCGTTCGCAAGAACAACAGAAGGTTCGTTCGAAGCACCAACAAACACTAAAATGGTTGGTACATTGAACAATGCAATGAAAGTATATGTAAACACATATGCTGGTGACGGTGCTAACGTAATCGTTGGTTACAAAGGCTCAAGTGAATCAGATGCGGCAGCGTTCTATTGCCCATACATTCCATTGATGTCAAGTGGCGTTGTATTAGATCCATCATCATTCGAACCAGTTGTGTCTTTCATGACTAGATACGGATATGTTGAGCTAAACAACACAGCTTCATCACTTGGTAATGCAGCTGACTACCTAGCTAATGTTGCTATTACTAATGGCGCAGTTAGCTTTAGCTAAGTCTTAAGTTTTAAAAACTACAAAATAGGCGCTACGGCGCCTATTTTTATGGCTAAATTTTCTGGTTGACTTTTAGTTTCAAATAAGGTATAAATTATATATGAAACATAAACATTTAATAGTAAGAGCAGAAGTAAGTAATCCTCCAATATACGAACAAACTATTACTGATTGGGCTTCTAATTTAATTAGAGACATTGGTATGAAGATTATGATGGGACCTTATGTTAAGTATTGTGATATGGAAGGTAACAAAGGATTTACTTGTGTTACTATTATTGAAACATCACATGTAGCAATACACATATGGGACGAACAATCTCCAAAATTAATGCAATTAGATGTCTACACTTGCGGCGAGTTAGACACACGAATAGTATTTGATGCGTTAGATAAGTTTGATCCAGTAAAGATTGATTTTAAATATTTGGATAGAGAAAACGAATTTATTCAAGTACTAGATACTAAATAATAATACAACGTTCAGGCAATTAGCCCGGAAGTAGCATTAGCGAAGGAACGCACTTAACTTTAACGAGGAGAGTGTCATGAATCACAAAGACTTCGAAATAGCTCGCAAAAAAAGAAAAACTGAACTAGCGCATAAAGCAATAATACGCAAAATGGCTGAAAATCGTTTATCTAGACCAAGAGCTGAAAAGAACATACTTAGTACAGATCCTAGATTACAAAAAATTTAATATTTTGGTAAAAAAAAGGTTGACTTTATATATAAAGTCTGTTATATTAAGTACATAAGCAACAAAAAATTAATTACTTTTTGTTTATAGTGCAAGGAAGAGGCCTTTACCAGAAGGGTCTAACTTGACTGTCCAGGGGTGGTACCCAGGCTTGGTAGTAGAAATACGCTGAGTCACATCGCATTAACCCGCGGGGATAGGTTGTACGGTTTAGAAATGGTATTTCGGTCCGTACTTGTAGGTGTACCCAAGTCCTACCTATTTTGCTTATATTTTAAAAAGGCGCTACCCACTAATGCGGTAGGCCTTTTTTTTTTGACTTAAAATCCTTTATACTGTATTGATGATAAATACTTGTGTCAGATAGTGTGCCGTAAGGCGGACTTATGCTGTACCCACAGCGTAGCTCATAGAACGGGCATAGGACTACTATAATAGGAGAAAAAAATGGGAAGACCACTTAATAAAAGATTATTCGGAACACCAACAGCGGCTGGTTCTGAAATCAAAGTAAACTTTCATAACGGCACAGCAGTTAAAGAAGGTTATATCGTAAAACAAAAAGGTTCAAAGAAATTTGTTTGTGAAGAAATCGGCACAGCAGGCGAATTTACTTGTACGCTAACAACTGGTAAATTACCAGCAAACTTAGCAGCAGGTGAAATGTCAATTTCATTTAATATGGACGATAGTGAAACATACACAGTAAGTAAAATTGCTGGACGTAAAGTTACTTTGTCAGCACCGACTGCTACAGGTACAAACTTGTATGATGGCAAAAGTGTTCCATGGAACTTTGCAACTAGTACTACAGATGGTGCGGCACAAGTTGAAGAAGCTGGTGACGACAACACATTAGTTGGAACTGATGACGACGACTTCACAGAAGACGCATAAGGAATAAAATAATGGAACGACCAGTAAATGTTTTTTGGAATTTTTATAATCTTCTAAAAGATTTGGTAGTTTCTGTAAAACTAGGAAGCTCTAAAGCAGTGCCAAATGGTAGTGTTTTAGAGCAACTTAGCAATACAACATTTAAAGTTACTGATAACGAGGGAAATGAAGGAGTGTGTGAATTAGTTAATAAAAATACAAATGAATTAGATGACAATGAAATGTCATTAATGGGTATTGTATTACATAGTTCAACATTTGTTTATATTGCTTCAATTATTAATAACTTGATGATAGATTTTAATAACAGTCAATACAGTTGGGATCTTGAACACGACTCAACAACAAATGTATTAATGTTAACAGGGAAATAACAAATGTCAAAGGTTTTAAGAATTACAGACGGTGACTATAGGGTTATAGTTGACAATGGTGTATCTGGAAAAATTATTTTAGATACAACTAGTGGATCAGCTACACCAAGAGGAACTGTAGTTGTAACTGGAGACTTAGAAGTTAAAGGCACTACTACAACAGTTGAATCAACTGTTACTACTATTGCTGACAATATTTTAACACTTAATGAAGGCGAAAGCGGAGCCGGCATTAGAGCAAGTTTTGATTACAAAGCAGGTATTGAAATTGATAGAGGTTCTTTACCTACAGCAAGAATTGTATTTGACGAACAAGTTCCGTTTGTAACAGGTGGTTCTAGTGGCACTGGTGCATTTATATTTGAAGATGTAAATGAAAATTTTGTTCCTATAAGTGTAAACAGTATATCGGCACAAGGTCAGTTATATATTACTACACCTGGAGCTGCAATTAACGTTGCAGGAACAGTTGATTATGAAGAAAATGTATTTAATTATTCAGGAGGGGTAATTACTGACCCAGGAGGCGGAATTGTAGTATTAAACAACGATTATATTCCAAACGCTAAAGGTATAGTTGATTACGTAAGTTATGCATTAGCAACAAACTTTCAACCAGGAATATCACAAGCTGATACAAGTGTTACAACTTCAGATTTTTCAGTATCAGGAAGCGAAAGCACAGTTGTAGTTACAGTAGACGGAGTTGTTACAAGTAACTTTTATAGTAATAGAGTTCATCTTGGTGATGTAAAAATACAAAATAATGAAATTAGTACCCTAAATTCAAATGAAGACTTATTATTATCAGCACCTGGAACAGGAGCAGTTACATCTAAAGATGCATTTGTTATTACGAGTTCGTTATATGACGATGACGCAGTTGACCCTGCTATTACTACTCCAAACAGTGGAATAAAATTATATTCATCAAACCAAGGATCAGGCGCAACTGGTTTATATTTTGTAAATAAAGATAGTACAAAAGGTGAAATAATAAGTAAAAATAGAGCATTGCTTTACAGCATGCTATTTTAAGGAAATAATATGGCTATAGTAAACGCACAATTAACAACAGCACAGCTAGACATAATTGACCAAGTTGGTGGATTAGGTGTACCTGCAGGAAAAAGTTATGCTATAACAAATGTTTTAGTATGCAACACAGGAACAGCTGACGCAACATTTGACATGCATTTAATACCTAGTGGTGATGCTTTAAATAATAAAGTAACAGCAGTAGTAAGAGATTTAACATTACCGGGTAAAGAAACATTTACTTTTGATTCAGAAAGAATTGTTTTAGAAGCGGGAGACAAGATTGTATTTGTTGCAAGTCCAGACATAGGATCAGCACTTACAGACTTAGCAGCAACAGTTAGTTATTTGGAAGTATAATGAGATTATTAAAAGCTCAATCAACAAACCTACG